ACAAAATCAAACGATTATCGATTCTTTGATAGAACAGTATCAGAGATGCTTACTGTTGGCGCAACTGATTTGTATGTCCATAAATATTTAGGACCTACTAATCAAGGGGCTAGTATTGATTACACCCAACCAGAATATGATAGTCTAAATCCTACTAATATTCAGGATTTATTATTCCTAGAGAATAGAGATAGAACATATGATCCTAATATTTACAGAGTACGGGGTCATTACAATGTACAAAATTTAGATTTTGATTTAAGCCAATTTGGTTTATTCCTTAATAATGATATTATTTTCATTACGGTTCATTACAATGATATGATTGATATTGTTGGACGTAAGTTAATGGTCGGTGACGTTATTGAATTACCTCACTTAGTAGATTACAATCCATTAAGAGACACTATCCCAGTAGCATTAAAACGTTTTATGCAGATTACTGATGCTAATTATGCAAGTGAAGGTTTTAGTCCTACTTGGTTCCCTCACTTGTGGCGTATTAAATGTGAACCATTAGTTGATAGCCAAGAGTTTAGCCAAATTATTCAAGAACCTATTAATCAGGATAATTATCTAGGATTATGGGATGGTACTAGAACTTATCCAGCCGGCTATGTTATTAGTTATGGTGATAAGAATTACATTAGTAAAGTAGAAGTTCCAATTGGCATGGCGCCACCTGATGATACATATTGGGAACTTGATCCTAATCAAAATCTTAAAGATATTCTTGCTACGTACAACCAGAACATACAAATTAATAATGCTATTTTAGATGAAGCAGAACGATTAGTACCCAAAGCAGGTTACGATAGAAAGAATTTGTACATTGTACCTACATACGGAGTGTTCACTGGTGACAACGCATTGTCAGGTAAGTACGACCAACCTGCGCCACCTATCAATGTTATTGTTAATTCAGGTGGTGCACCTATTACTGCAACCGGTACAGTTGCTATGATGCGTAATCCTAAGTACAAGAATCCTAGTCCAGTAATTCGTATTTCTAAACAAACGATTCAGAGTATTTGGGACTTGACTACTGACATAGCACCACTAGATGTGTTTAATCAAGTGAATTTAGAAACACTTAGAATAGCCCCTCAACTAATAGGTAATGGTTCAGGACCTGTTGAAGGTGAAACAGTATTATCAGTACAGACAACCGGACCAATTACAGGTCCATATGGTACGGCTGATAATACATATGCGACTGCTGACCAAAACCCAGAGTTACCAGGCTTTACGGGCACTATTAGTACACAAATGGACTTTAGAGCAGATTGTGATCCTGCATATCAATTCATTGCACGTAGTAGTCCAAGAAGCTTTGGCTACACTACTGGTTACTTGGACGGAGAAGGTGTTGCCCCTAACGGATTCCCAACTGGTGCAGGCATCAGTTTCCCACAGAATCCTACAGTAGGAGATTACTTCTTACGCACTGACTATTTACCACAATTATTGTATCGATGGGACGGACAATTATGGGTGCGCATTTCTTCTAACGTCAGAACACAAACTGGTTTCACATCAGGAGATTTGTCACAGCAATCCAGCTTCATAAATAACAGTAATGTTACAGTGTTGACTGACGGAACAACTACTACACAAAGTCAACCGTTGTCAAGTATCTTAACATTAGCACCAGATCCAATACCACCGGTAGTTTAACACATGGCACAATTTTTTTACGATAATCAAGTACGCAGATTTTTAATTCAATTTGCGAAAATCTTTAGTAACTGGCAAGTTACTAAAGGCAAAGATCCAGCAGGTAATCAAATTCTTGTTCGTGTTCCAGTTATGTACGGTGATAGTAGTCGCCAAGCTAGTACAATCATTGCTAACAATAGTGCTAGCAATTTACCAAGTGCTCCGTTAATAACATTCTACATCACTGGATTAGAATACGATCAAAAACGAACGCAAGATCCTACGTTCATTGATAAAGTTCAAGTTCGTCAACGTAGTTACAATGCAGAAACACAAAGTTATGAAACTGTGCAAGGACAAGCATTTACAATTGAACGATTGATGCCTGTACCATACACTCTGAGAGTTAGTGTTGATTTTTGGACTACTAACTACAATCAAAAATTAGAATTGGTTGAGCAGTTAGGTACATTGTTCAACCCATCATTAGAAATTCAAAGCACTGATAACTTTATTGATTGGACGTCACTTAGTGTGGTTTACCAAGATGGATTAACATTCAGTAGTAGAACTATTCCACAGGGTACCGGTAATCCAATCGATGTACTGACTTGGAAGTTCTACATGCCTATCTGGATTAGTAATGCGGCTAAACTTAAGAAGATGGGTGTTATTGAAAAGATTATTGCAAGTATTTTTAAAGGTACTGCATTATCTGACATACAAGATGAAGATTTGTTGTTGGGCACTCGTCAGAAGATTACGCCATATGGATACAAGTTATTATTAATAGGCAATAGTCTACAACTACTTCCCGCAAATGAAGCATTCTACCCTAGTAACGAGAGCTTAGATTTACCCGCTAATCCAAATACAAGTTTGTATTGGACTAGTTTACTAAATGTATATGGTACATTACGTCCAGGTATTAGTCAGATATGGTTGGACAATCCACACATGAATACTGAAATTGTGGGCACTATTGTACCTGATCCAGTAGATGACAGATTACTAATCTTTAACATTGACCCTGACACCCTGCCACAAAACACATTGGATCCCGTAGACAGCGTGATTAACCCATTAGTCACAGGACCAAACGCAGGATTGCCGGGACCAATCAACGGTCGTAGATATCTCATTGTAGAAGACATTGGTAGTCCAGGTGATAGCACTACTGCATGGGGAAGTTTAGTTGCTGTAGCGAATGACATTATTGAGTATGATAGTACCAATAGTGAATGGTTTGTTAGCTTTGATAGTGCTACCGCAACTACAATAGAATATGTTACTAACCTTACAACTAATGTGCAATATCTTTTCACCAATGATACTTGGGTAAAGAGTTATGAGGGTTGGTACGATCAGGGTGATTATAGTATTGTAATTTAATTCATAGTATGCTATTATTAGTTGTCTATGAATAATATTTCAGCAGGAGTATTCTTTTACTCTATTAATACCCAACGTTACTTGTATCTATTACGTACAGACAGTAAGAATCCGGGCAATTGGGGTATCCCGGGAGGTAAAATCGAATCCGGTGAAACATTATCAGAAGGTATCGAGCGAGAATGTAAGGAAGAAATAGGTTACTTTCCCGAACATGCAAAACTTATCCCAATACAAAAGTTTGTGAACAAAACATTCACTTATCATACATTCTTTTGTACAGTAAAAGATGAATTTACTCCAATACTAAATGAAGAACATTGTGGTTATGCTTGGGTTGGAGAAGGTCAATATCCTAAACCATTACATCCTGGGTTATTTAGTACAGTAAACTTTGATATTGTACAAGAAAAATTAAATTCACTTACAAAAAAAGAGACCTAAGTCTCTTTTTTTATTTTAGCAATTTAGCTACAGTATCGAATCCAAGTGATCCTATTACTATCCCTGCACCCATCATCATCCATCTCCACTTTTCTAAAGCAGAAACTTTTGATCCTAGTTCCTTATGCGCGGCAACATCTTCGTTACGCATATTAGTTAGAAGTTCTCTAGTTTCTTCTGCGTTACGATCAAGACACTCATGCATATCTTTCAAACTACTTTTGATTTCACTAACATCTTGTTCAATATTTTTAACTTGAACTTGAAGTACAGCGATTTCAGTTTTAGTAGTCTGTGCAGGCATTTTAATAGTTTTAGTAACCATTAAGCGTTAGCAATAGTTACTAATTCGAAAGGTTGACCTGCATCTGCATTAGCCGCTGCCGCAGAATTGAATGTTACAAATACTGGTGTAGCGTTAGCAAGAACAATGTTACCTGTAGCAATTGGACCTGATGTAGAAGTAAACAACTCACCAGTGTGGTCAGATAAACTCTGAACTGTTTGAGTAGCACTGTTAGCATATGTAGCAAGAATACGCATTGTGTTTGGTGTCAATGCTGTGTTAGCAACGTTAGCCAATAAACACTGTGCCGTTAAGCCACTAGTACCGCCTGTTACTAGATATTTCTGTTTACCTTTTTGACGAACGATAAAACCTGCTTCATCATCTGCGTAAACGAATGCGGCTCCTGTTGAAGCTACGGCTGCGTTTGCAACTAATTCAACAACATCTTGTTGTGCGTCTGGTGTACCAGTAGCACTTGATAAATCAACTTCAGCACCGCCTAATGTTGATGAAACAGTAAATGCAGTTGCGTTAGCAATTGCTTTAACAAAATAAACTTCACCAGATACTAGACCACCCAAGTTAGCAGTAAATCTTACTGTACCATTAGCAAACAATGTTTGAGCATTTCCTGTTGTGCGGATAATGTTACCGGTGTTGTTTGTGTTAGCAACAGCAACTGTTGTTAAGCCAGATACTGTATTAGCAAAACCTATTGTAGTGTAATCTGTGCTACCGTTAATGTTTGCGCTTGCAACTTGAATAGCAGATCCAACACTTAGTGTGTTTGCCAAATCAGTACCAATACCAGTTACATAAGCGGTATCAGTTGCAGAGTACAATGTACCTGTACCATTAATACCAATAGCTACACGCGGTAGAACCTGTGGGCCAATAATTGCTGTATTACCACCAACTACAGAGTATGTATTGCTGTTTGTTGTTGGGAAACCAACACCACCGTTTGGGTTGTTGAAATATGCATCAACTACACCAACTGATGTTGATACTGTTGTTCCGGTTGTAGCACTCAAGTTAACCGGAGTGTATGTTGGATTAGCACTTAATTCTGTTGCAGAAGCAGTAAAAGTTGTGTTACTTGTTACATTTAAAATCCAGTAAGTTACGTTAGCAGTTAGACCACCTGTTGTACTTGCCGGAATGAATGGCATACCTTTGATAACACCCAAAGTTGATAGGTTTTGAGAAACCGTTACTTCTTCAGTTGTTGCATCTGTATCCGTGATTGTTAATATGGCTTGCGCCTTTGCGATTTTTAGAGGACGTCCCATTTGTTTTCCTTTTGTGTTATGTGCGGGTTCTAGCCGCTACGCAGTGGGTTACTGCATAAACTCTCAGGATTGAGAGTGTATGATGTATTTATCTAAAAAGTGTATTATTCAGTGCCAGTATTAGCGTGTGGCATACCAAGTTCAGTAATACTGAATTCTGTGCCTGCACTTGCATTTGCGCCGGTTGTGAGGAACGCTACTACATTACCTTGACCGCAATAAACACTATTGTAACTGTCATTAGCAGAATAAATTGATGACTGTTGTGTAGCAATTGCATAAGGAACTCCTGCGTTATTAAAAGTGTATGCAACATTTGATAGTGCTACACCTGCATTAGCAGTTAGTGTTAAACTAGTAGCGTTTGCAATACTTGATATGATTCCTACAGTTGTTCCAGTTGTGTTGCCTATCCAACCGCCAACAGAAAGTTGAGTGTTAAACGCTGTACCAACACCAGACACTGTTGCACTGTTAGTTGCTGCCGTTGCTGTGCCAGTACCAGCTACTCTAGGATATCCGGTAACAGCGTGAATAGCTACACCTGTAGTTGATATTCTAATTTTGTCCGTAGCAATATTAGCTGATTGCTGTGATACTGCGTTGCCTGTATATACATATGATGCCATTTTCTTTTCCCTAAATTATAATCTTCCGACTGCGACTTCAATGACGCCTTCGATTCCGTCAAAGTTTTCCAATGCTTTGCCGATAACTGTTCCCATCTGAGGTGCTGAACTCGGTCTAGCGAAACCATTGCCACCAGATACCATCATATCACCTTTGTGTATTGTTCCACGCACTTTAGTTGGAACACGTCCTTGTAGAGCAATAGCAACAGCAATACCTTGACAGTTTGCGTTCATTGCATAAGCAGGATTAGTTGATACTACGCCTGCAACTCTTGTTGTTCCGTCTTGTGCAATAGTAACTTCTTTGTTGCCGCCAAACTCTAATACTGTACCAGGTTCGTAAATATCATCTGCCTCATAGTATTCTGCCAAGTCAGCATAAGTTGCATTAAGTCTTGATCCGGTAGTTAACACCCAGTTACCAGTGATGTTACCTGCTGTAGTATTTGCCCCAGTAGTTAATGCTGTTGCACCAACAGTTCCTGTAAATGTAGGCAAGTATGAAGCTACGTTACTATTGCTGTACGCTCCTGCAAAACTAATTGATACACCATTAGCATAGTAATAGTTATCTGTTTTAATACCGCCGGTAGCCACATTGGCTGACACAGTTAATGCACTTAATGTACCTGTACTTGTGATATTTGGTTGTGCCGCAGTTGTTACAGTACCGGCTGTAGTAGCACTTGTCGCCAAAGGAACAGTACCTGTAACGTTTGCACCCGGAATACTTGTTAAGCCAGTAGCGGCGCCATAATGTGTTGCGGTTACATTGGCGCCACTGATGTTACCTGTTACTGCTAAACTTGTTAGTGTACCAGTACTTGTGATATTTGGCTGAGCCGCAGTAGTCACAGTGCCG